TCCCTTTTCTACGCCCCGGAGAAATTAGACCATCTCAAGGAAACCTCTGTGCACATCGACGATGGTCAACAACTCCTTCTGAAGAAAGAAGTTCGAGGCCGACAATCAAAGGCATTATCGAAGTTGGGATATGGAAAGCGGTATTCGCTTGATTATTGTGAACCACATGAACTTGACATGTTGATTAAGTATTCCTCAAAAGTGGCGTATGCCACTAAACCGTTTAAGGCGCCTAAGCACAAGCGGTTTGAAATTGAGGAGTTCATGCATACTAATCCCCGATTAAGTCGACCTTTTGGGCGGAACCAATTTAAGATGCCATTATTTCCTGATGGGTATGGCGAAACGCTCTTACTCGAAGAAAGGCCGTAAAATGGAACCATCTGTGATGACTTTGTACCTCCCGTCTGCGCCAATCTCAGCGGGATCTCCAGTTACTCAATACCTGGATCTTTCCCAGGTCGCTAGCCTAATGAATCGAAGATTTTACCGTCAAGGCATTAACTGGGCTGTGGCTGGAATTAAGATTCTTAACCAAACCGGATACCTTGGAGCCGTTGTTGTTTCCAAGCTCCCCAATACCTGGGTGATGTCAAATGCTTGGGAAAAGTCCTTCCGCACGTGGCAGAAGATGAATCGTGAAGCTCTCTCTGAAGCAGAAAGTGTTCGACCTAAGTTTTTGGATTTCAAAGTGTATGCTGATCCAACGCATCATGCTGCTGGTTATGCAGCTAACCTACTTCCATCTGCTCTTGGCGGTGTCTTCGCACCTGGCGAATGGGAAGCATCGAAGATTTACATCCCCGATACTACCACACCTGGTACTGTTGATACTCGGGAACTCGTTGCTACCGGGCCAAATTTCCCCGGTGCTGGTGCAAGCGGATATAACGCAGTATCCCTAATTGAGGGATATGCCGCTTCGCGTGGATTGCCTTATCCAGAAGACCCTAACGCTCCTGCCGATGCAGATAGCGCTTCAGGTGTAGCTCCACAAAATTGGATGGCTGCGTTGTTTAACGAAGGCAACACTCAAGATTCTGCTGTTCTTGATGATATGATTGGTGAGAATAACCAGGCGCCTTATCCTTTCGAAGGCGATGGTACCAATACTGATACTCAGTATCCTGGCGGAGCCAACCAAGGCTCTGGCTTGCAAATACATGATGTCGAGAATATTACTGCCACCACTTTGGGTGGTACAACTCGATTAAAGGGTGGAAACTTCCCGTGCGGATTGATTCGTTTTGATATGACGAATTCGGGTTCCACTTCAAATTTGATTATCCAAGTTGACCTGGTACCAGGTAATCATCGTGGATACCTTTGTGAACCTATGACGGAGATGTGAAGAATGAACCCTGGACTTATCGACTCGGCTGTTACTACAAGCAAAATTGTGGTTTTATTGGATCACATCAAGAATAATCGTATTGAGTATCTCCTACTCGTTGCGCTCGGCCATCTTGTCGGAGCAACAGCGTTCCTCTCTGAGAAGGCTGCAGGAGTGTGTTCTTGATGGCGAAATACAACTACGGAAAGAGCTTCAAGAAAAATGGTAAGATGATGCGTTATCGATATACTAATCGACGCAAATCAACTAAGAAGCTCGTCAAGGTTCCGGCTAAGCGAAGGTCTTCCTATCGTCGCCGGTGATCCAATGAAATTGGCACCTTGCACAACGTGCGGATCTACTGAACTAGATGCACGAGTAGTTTGGCCTCCTGGTGCTCAATCACATCTTACTCATGTGATTTGCAAAGGTTGTAACCAGGAGTGGGTAGAATGAGCTACACAACTTACTTTGAAATTGGTGGACAGGTTATCGAGACTTCTGTCGATCCTGGTCACCATCGTTCTCGCCCCCGTGCTGACCCAATTCATCATTACATGAAGGATCAGCATGGCGTCTCTAAATCGTTGACCACAGCGGCATTGAAACAAGCCTCTCCTGAAGGCTACGATTTAAATCGAGCTGCAAGAGGTGCTGGCCGTGCCAGACGTGCTCGATGGGCGCTTAGCCTTGCTGCTACATTGGCTCTCGCCGATGGTCCTCTCCCCATTGGAGATGTAGCAGCTATTGGTGTTCTGGGTGTTTACGGTGCTTACGAAGCCACCCAGGCATATGGTGATCTTCGACAGAAATGACACCTTACTTGTTTGTATACCGAACTTGCTAAAAGTTATTTTTTGTTAGGCCCGTACATGGCCGAGGAAAATAAGGACTTAATTCAGGAATTAATCAGCATCAGAAACTGGATAGGTAAAGTGATTGATGGTGACTCAGATTTTGAACTCCACGAATTGTGGGAATGGCTGGATAGCCTTTTGGAGTGAAAAATTTGACTTTTAGTTCGGGCTCTGCGACAGGACTGGCGATCTGTAAAGGAGCCTGGATGGGTCGTCCCGACCAGGCCTGGAAGCATAAGTGCGCCCGCTGGCAACAATGCCCAAGCTGCGAAAGGAAACGTGCAGCGAGGCGGGCGCATGATATCAAGGAACGGCTCAAGGTTGCCAAACACGATTTTGGCAATGATCTAACCGTTGGTGTACTGACCGTTACGCTACCTGGCACGAAACATGAATCGGGAGTTCGATACATGAGTCTGAAGGAACAGTATGACTATGCTGTAGCCAGGACAACCTTACCCGGGCTTCCGGGAATCCACAGCATGCGAGGGATGAATAGGTTACTTTGCGGAAAGCCTGATTTCAAAGGCTACGGAAGAAAATCCGTCAATGATGGATTAGGTGCGGTTGGTGGTACTCATTTCATGGAGTTCACCTACAACAATTCGAAAGAATGGTGGAATGTGCATATGCATTCCCTTTTCTACGCCCCGGAGAAATTAGACCATCTCAAGGAAACCTCTGTGCACATCGACGATGGTCAACAACTCCTTCTGAAGAAAGAAGTTCGAGGCCGACAATCAAAGGCATTATCGAAG